GCTTAATAATTGAATTTTCATCTCATTTGACACCATCTCATTACTTCCCCAAAAGAACTACGTAAAAACCCCAAACCCACATACACTTACGTGTTATATTCCAGAAATTGCACAACACCAATAATACATAATTACTCAATCACAATTGCATATACAACCCCTAAAAGCATACAAAATTCAGACCCCTAACCTGGAATTAGTGCTCAAAATTGAGAAGACAACACCTTGATTTCCAACCTCCCTCTTGCTTCAGCCCTTGCACACCCAAAAGTTCCGCACACACTCTCAATTTTGTGCCCCTCACTATAGCAGTTCACCACAAATGCCAAAACCCTTCCTTTTACCTAAAATGAGTCTGGGCTTTTAATTCCTCTTCAATGTTACGTATTTTATAATTTCTCAGCCCCATTGGTTGCCCCATTCTGCTAGGCTTTTCTTTACCCCTTCACATTCATACCACAACTATTAGTTATCAAAAATAAAGCTTATTCTTTGCCCACTAAGGTTTGAACCCGTGACCTTCCACTCATAAGGCCAAAGCACAACCACTATACCAAACCACATTTGGTGATACTCACAAATCAACAATAGTTTACAATACCAATCACCTACTCATTCATATTCTTAAAAATCAATAACAAAACAATCACACATAATTGGCATACTTAGGACTCGAACCCAAGTCCTCTCACACAAACCAAAGTACTCTCAACCACTTGAGCTAGTACTTTTTCACATCACAATAAACAACAATTAATGTCATAAAGGCGCCTTCTACCCGCATTTATTAATTAATTAATTAATTAATTAATTAATTTTCCCGGGTCTTACAATTCCCCCACCTTTAAAAGTTTTCGTCCTCGAAAATAGAACTTACTAGTAAAGAGGTGAAGATAGGACTTCCTCATGAGATCTTCCATCTCCCAAGTCATCTCTTGGGTTGCCTCGTCCCTGAGAACCTTCATAGTCCGAATCTCCTTCCCTCTGAGCTGTTTGACTTGAGAATCTAGAATCCTCACCGGTCCAACTCCTAGAGTCAGGTTCTCACGCACCTGAACATCATCCTGCTCCAACACATGAGTAGGATCCGCCACGTACTTCCTCAACTGTGATACGTGGAAAACATTATGCAGGTTTCCAAAGTGAGGTGGCAATGCAATCTCATACGCCACCGGTCCAATTCGCCTCGTAATCTAGTATGGACCGATGAATCGAGGGGTCAACTTCCTCGACTTCAATGCTCTCCCAATACCTGTTGTAGGTGTAACTCTGAGAAATACATGGTCACCCGCCTCAAACTCGAGTGGCATTCTCCTCTTATCTGCGTAGGATTTCTGCCGACTTTGAGTTACACGCATTCGTTCCTGTATTACCCTGACCTTCTCCGTGGTCTGTTGTAAGAACTCTGGACCAAGTACCACAGCTTCCCCATCCTGCTACCGACACAAAGGTGTTCGACACCTCCTGCCATACAAGGCCTCGTACGGTGCCATCCCGATGCTGGAATGGTGGCTGTTATTATAAGTGAACTCCACTAGTGGTAGCACATCACTCCAAGTCCCGAGGTGGTCCAAAACACATGTTCTCAATAAGTCCTCCAAAGACTGTATGGTTCTCTCAGATTGGCCATCTGTCTGAGGATGATATGTCGAGCTCATCCTCAACTGAGTACCCATAGTGTTCTGCAACGACTGCTAGAACCTCGAGGTAAACCTCGGATCTCTATCCGATATGATACTCTCAGACACACCGTGTAATCTGACTATCTCCCTGACGTACAACTCTGCCAGCTTATCTAGGAACATCTTCTGATTAATAGGTAGAAAGTGAGCGCACTTCGTCAATCGATCCACTATTACCCATATAGAATCATGCCCCCTCACTGACCTCGGTAGATGGGTAACAAAATCCATGGAAATGTTGTCCCATTTCCACTGAAGAATCTCAAGAGGCTCTAACGTACCACCTGGCCTCTGATGCTCTATTTTCGCTTTCTGACACACTAGGCAAGATGCTACATAGTCTGCCACATCACTTTTCATACCAGTCCACCAGAAAGTCGCCTTCAAGTCCTTGTACATCTTAGTCAAACTTGGGTGTATGCTAAGACGACTCTTATGCCCTTCATCCAAGAGCATTTTCCTCAACACCTGATTGTTGGGTACACACACCCTCTCTCTGAATCGCAGGATGCCATCTCTACCCATCCTGAAGTCTTTTCTCTTCTTTGTGCCCAATTCACTAATGATATGCTGCAATTCCTGATCCTTACCCTATTCCACCCGAACCTCATCCAAGAATTCATTAGTGATCCTCAACATGCTGCACCGTATGTGATCTGTCTCCATATCCAATCCCAGATTCATATCTCGCAGCTTCTCGATCAACTTCAACTCCTTAATCATCATGGCCGACACATGAGATTTCTTCCTGCTCAAAGCGTCTGCTACAACATTAGCCTTACCAAGATGGTACAATAGCTCAAAGTCGTAATCCTTCAGGTATTCCATCCAGCGCTTCTACCTCATATTCAATTCTTTTTGATCAAACAAGTATTTCAAGCTCCTGTGATCACTGAATACCTGAAATTGTGCCCCATACAAGTAGTGCCTCCATGTTTTTAGAGCAAAAACCACCGCCGCCAATTCTAAATCGTGTGTAGGATAGTTTTTCTCATGCACCTTCAACTGACGAGATGCATAAGCAATAGGCCGTTTCTCCTGCATCAACACACAACCTAGACCCTGGTATGAAGCATCACAGTATACCTCAAACGTCTTGGAGGTGTCAGTAATAGCCAATATGGGTGCAGTAGTCAATCTCCTTTTGATATCCTCAAAGCAGACCTCACACTCGTCTGTCCAAGAGAAAGGTTGGTCCTTCCTAGTGAGTTGAGTTAAGGGACTCACCAGCTTGAAGAACCCCTTCACAAACCGCCTGTAATAACCCGCCAGACCCAAGAAGCTCCTCACCTCAGTAACCATCTGTGGCCTTTCCCACTTCACCACTGTTTCAGTCTTCGCTGAATCCACCGATATACCTTGGGCTGAGATTACATGACCCAAGAACTATACCTCATCCAACCTAAACTCACACTTTGACAGCTTCCCATACAGTTTATGCTCTTTAAGAATTCCTAGCACCACTCTCAAATGATATGCATGTACAACCCGATCCTCTGAGTATATCAATATGTCGTCAATAAACACGACAACCAACTGATCAAGGTACGGTCGGAATATTTTGTTCATGTAGTCCATGAAAATAGCATGAGCATTTGTCACCCCGAATGGCATCACTACATACTCGTAATGGCTGTATCGTGACCTGAACGTCGTCTTCTGCACATCCTCCGGTTTGACTAAGATCTGATGGTATCTAGACCTCAAGTCAATCTTAGAGTACATTGCGGCTCCCCTCAGTTGATCCAACAGATCATCTATCCGCGACAGCGGATACTTATTCTTTATGGTCAGCTTATTCAACTGACGGTAGTCAACACACAACCTCGAACTGCCATCCTTTTTCTTTACTAGCAGTACCGGTGCTCCCCAAGGTGATGCGCTCGGCCGAATGAACTTCTTCTCAAGCAAATCTTCTATTTGCTTCTTCAACTCTGCCAACTCTACGGGTGCCATTCTATAAGGCGCCATGGATACTGGACCAGCCCCAAGGATGAGATCAATGGAGAAATCCACATCCCTACTCGGTGGCAACTCGGGTATTTCATCTGGAAATACGTCGGCATACTCCTCCACGACTGGAATCACACTGATCTTCTTGGTGGTACTATTCTTTTCTGTATGAGCCACTATCATAAAGCAGGTGGCTCCGGCTTCTACTTCGTTTATCGCCCTCTAAGCCGAGATTAACTCCAGTCCTTCATGCTTTGGGAATACCAAACTGTGTCGTCCATAATCAATTATGACGTGATTGTTAGACAGCCAGTCCATCCCCAAGATTACGTCCAATCCATACAAAGGCAAGCACACCAGGTTCACCTTGAATCTACGACCTGCCACCTCCATAGAACACCCAACGCAGACCGAACTGGTAGCCACTTGACCTGAGGAGGGAGTTGAAACCAGCAACTCACATCCCAAATCACGTGTCACCAATTGCAATCTCCCCACGCACACATTAGAAATAAAAGAATGGGTTGCCCCGGAATCAAACAATACCAACACTAAATTACCAAACAGCATACAAGGTTCAAGGATAAGATTACCTGACTGTGTAGCCTCTGTGGTGGTCAAGGCAAAGACTCTGCCCGCTGCCCTAGCTCGCTCTGCTGGCGATGCTGCAGGTTTCTTCGTGACTAGACTCTTCTTTTCTAGACAGTTGTTGGTGAAGTGTCCCGATTTGTCGCATATAAAACACTTGCGATGGTCTTCTGACCCTCCTACTCCACCTGCCAGCTGTGAACAATTTCTCTTCAGGTGGGGTCCGCCACACTGGTAGCAACTGGGACCCTGAGATGTCTGAGGTCGGCTATACGGCTTTTTCATCTGCCTAGCCTCCGCGACATTCTTCTGATGTCGGCTCACAATAGGACTGGGGCCCTTCTCTAAATGTTCAGCACTCTTGGCCTGTTCCACCAAGACCGGGAATCTCCTCTCTCTCAGAGGCGTCACCACCTTCTTCAACTCATGTTTGAGTCCTCGCTCAAACTTCAAGCACCTCCACTCCTCAGTCATATTTTGTGAGGAGTATCTCGCCAAGTGTTCAAATTTGTTGATGTACTCCTGTACTGACATATCTCCTTGCTGCAGTGGAAGGAATTCTGCCTCCCGATCCTGTCTGACAGTGTTTGGAAAATATTTCTCCAGGAAACGAGTCCTGAAGTTTTCCCAAGTAGCCGGCTCCTTCCGAGTCTCCATCTGTTGTTGCATACCTGTCCACCAATACTCTGCATCCTTATTCAGCAGATAGGTAGCACAGAGCAGCTTCTGCTCATCCTCACAGTTCATCACCCTGAAAATCTTCTCGCACTTGCGGAGCCATGCATTCGCTTCATCAGGGGAGGCCTTGCCAGTGAACTCTGCTGGCTTGTGGCATAGGAAATCCTCCACAGTTGGCCCAATAACAAACAAACCTCGCTTAGACGAGAAAGCGACAAAACCAACATGAACACACTTCGAGAACTCGCTTAGGCGAACCACTCTCGCCTAGGCGAGAGTGTCAGTCGCTCAAAACGCCAAAGCCTCTCGCCTGGGCGAGAAATCGCGCTCAAACCTCCAAGTTCTCCTCGCGAACTTTCTTAGGCGAGTGCCTCTCGCCTGAGCGAGAGACCATGTCGCTCAAACCCCTCATTGGTCGCCTAGGCGAGACCCACGAATCAGAACTCTACGTGGAACTCTGCAACTCTCGCTTAGGCGAGATGGACCCGCTTGGGCGAGACTTGCAGGGTTTCGAGTCTGTTCACGCACTCACTTCGTCCAAAATCATACCAAAACATCAACCAACCATTATCAACACAACGTAGTTGCACAAGTACATCAGAATCATGCTTAATAATTGAATTTTCATCTCATTTGACACCATCTCATTACTTCCC